TCCTTTGACATCTCTTATATCTCCTTCTATTGGTACATCAGGAAAATTTTTTTGTAAAACTTTCTGACAAAATTTATCAAATTCTACAAACTTTACTGTATCAAATATACCAGTGGAATGAAGACCTAAACTAAAACCTCCAATTCCACTAAATAAATCTAATACTTTAAGTTTATTGTTCAATTTGTTCTCTCATCTTCAAGAACTTTTGTTTAGCTATTTTTAACATACGATCAAATAATGGTTCTGCTTTAACCGTATGTATTTTATTTCTAAGTTCTCCATTAACATATAATGTAATATTATTTGTTTGGTGATCTAATTCAATTGTAAAAAACTCTTTAGCTTTTATTTTTTTTGGATCCGACATTTGCTTCTCCATTAATAAGTTTTGTACGAAAGACTGCATTAGGTACCTTATGTTTTCTAGCTTGATGATCTATGTAGTCACTTAATATTTTTGATATCATAGCACCTGGAGCTCTAAACTTTTCTTTACATAAGCCTTTGAGTAAATCATAGTCAGTTTTTTTAATTGCAACAGACTTCCATTTATTAATGTCCATTTTTAACCTCCAAATCTTCTGTTAATGTTAATGGTGTTTCTACAATACCTAAAGCATCTTTAAGTCTTTTGTTTTCAGCTGTTAGTTTGTCTAAATTTTTTTGAAGTTTATCCATATTATCTAACAAGCCTTTAATTGTAGTTCCAAGTCTATCAAGTGCAGCTTCCAAATTTATATCTGGCTCAGGTTTTTCTCCTAATGGTAAAACCTGTGAACTGCTTGTAGGTGGTAATGTAACACCACCAGTTGTAAACTTAATTGTTTTTTTTATTGACATTTATGTCCTCCGATGTTGGTTCATTTTTTCGACATTCTAATTCGTCTTCTACTAAAAGTGTCGCCATCGTTTTATTAAATGGATAATGTTTTCTATTAATGCCATCAATAAAATGTATATCTGCAATTGCGTCAACATACATATCCATATGAAGAGAATCTTCAATAGGGCTGCCATCCCAATCATGTGAGGGAATGAGAGATAATTGTTGATCTACTTCAGAGATGATATTATCTAGTATTAGACTTTTACTTTTTTGTTTTTTCATGAAATTTTATATATATGGGACAAATAGTTAAGTCAAACAAATTATGAAATATTTATTAACTATAACCTTATGTTCTATGATAGATAATGTATGTGTTACACCACATACTTTTCCCTATGAATTTAATGATTTATATTCTTGTCAAATTATGGGTTATAAAAAAGCTATTGATAAAATTGAAGAAATAGGTATCGATAAAATAAATGAATTTAAAATTTATACCACTTTTGCTTGTAAAACCATTAATACGATATGATAATTAAATTTATATTATTAGGTAGTATGTGTTGGAATTTTCAAGATGTTGGTACACAATGTACACAATATCTTGTAGACAACCTATCAGATGCCACTATATGCAGAGAAAAAGCAATTGAGGTAGGTAGGTCAAATAAACTTAAAATCGAAGAATTAGGGGGCTTTATGGATGATTATAGGGTGCATTGTATGGCTATTGACTCAGAGGGCTATAATGTTGACCATTCATTCGAAATATCTTATAATATCTTATGACGGCTTATCGTATTAGAGCATGTATGGGAGGACAGCAATTAGACCATGTAGTCGAAGCTGAAACAAGCACTGAAGCGATATTGAATTTGTCAGAACAAGTGGACCAAGGTAAAGTAAAAATTATCGATGATGGTTTCACCGGTAATAAAAGGGTTCACATAACTTATGAGGAACTAAGATGAGTCCTGAAAAAATAAAGTTGTTAAAAGAATTAAAACAACTTGAAAATAAGTGGTCAACTGATTTTTTAGATCATGGTCTATGTACAGTTGAAATGCTTAAAACAGAAAGAGATATTCGATCAAAAAGAAACGAGATCAAATATCAAGATGTACAAGAAAATTTAGCTGCTGCTGGTTAATTTTTCTTAACTTTTAAAAAAGGAAATTTTTTCCCAAGGCTATCTATCGGCTTTTTAAACTCGTAATGATTAATTATTTTATATAATTTTTCTCTTTTACTTACAGCATAAGGAATGAATAATTTAGCTAACGTTAAAGCTTTTTGATGAGAACATCTCCAACGCCATTGATCTTTCTTATTCAAAGAACCTTTTGCTTTACCTTTAAAATGTATTGAACCAGTTTTAACTATTTCATAGAAATTTTTTATACAATCTAAATCAGTCATAGCAATTTCCATTGCAACATTCCATTTTAAATAAATTTTACCATTAGGTTTTTTACATTTATATTGCGCATAATTAATATTACCCTCACCATCAAAAAGACCAGCGGCATAAGCAATTAAATCTTGATTATCATGTGGTAGATTTTTTTTATTTAGCATCTCCCCAACTTTCTCCAAGTCCGTAATCAACAACACTTGGTACTTTAAACTCTATAGCATCTTGCATAATTTTTTGAATTTCTTTTGCATGTGATTCATCTTTGACATTGAAACATAACTCATCATGTATTTGTAACATAGGTAAATGACCTGCATCATAACAATCTAACATTGATTGTTTTGTTTGGTCAGCTGATGATCCTTGTATTAATCTGTTCAAAGCTTTGTAAGTATAGGCTCTTTTAATATTGTCTTTACCATATTTAGCAACTGCATCTTCATATTTTTCTGCTGTGTGTAAACCAAAGTCTCTAGTTTCCCACATATCAAATCTACATTTTCTACCTTTTTTTGTTCTTATAACTCCTTTTTCGTCAGCTGCATATTTACATCTATCAGATAATTTTTTAACGAATGGTACTTTTTTGTTATATTTAATTATCAATTCATCAGCTTCATCTTTTGAAACACCTAGAGAAATAGCTAATTTTGCTTTACCCATACCATACATTAGACCCAACCCAATTGTTTTTGCCTGAGTTCTTTCTATACCTACTAAATCTGCAACCGTCTGATGAAAATCTGCACTTGCATTTTGATATGCTTCCACTAATTCATTTGAACCTTCATATCCATCACCAATAGATGCTGCATAATGCACAGTCATTCTAGGCTCCTGTTGAGAATAATCAAAACTACCCCATTTAAAACCTTCTTCAGGTATAAAGAGACTTCTTATTTTAGGACCAAAGTCTTTATTTCTAGCTGGTACTTGTTGTAAATTAGGATTACTCATTGATAGTCTTCCAGAAACTGTACCTCCGTTATCTCCCCTTAATTGATTTATCTCTCCATGAATTCTTCCGTTAACCTGGTATTTCATTATTGAAGATAAAAAAGTTCCATGAAATTTATTTACCTCTCTTGCACTTACAATCAATTGTGCTATTTTGTTTTTATTATTAATCAACCAATTTTGAGTAAAGGACGGTTCTTTTGTTTTTTCGGTACGTGGATAATCTAACTTCAGTTTGTCGAAAGCTTTGGCAATCTGGCGTGATGCCCAGATGTCTACTTCTATTCCTGATTCTTTTTTTATGGCCATTAGTATTTCTTTTTCTTGGTTCTTCATTTCTTTTTGTAATTCTGCAGCTTTTTCCACTTGCACTCTCACACCTCGTTGACGCATCTTTATTAACATCGGAAGCAATTGCTGCTCCATTTCCCAAACAGTAGTTAAGCTCTGTTGAGCTATTTCGTTTTTAAATCTTTGCCATAATTTTAAAGTTAACTCTGCATCTTGCTCTGCATAATAACCTACATGTTCAGCTGGTAATTTCCACATCTCTGCTTTAGGATCTATTCCATGAGCTGCAGCAGCTTCTCTTAATTCTGTTTCTGCTTTAATTTGATTTAAATAATCTACTGATAATGCATTTAAAGAATATGAAAATCTATTTTCATCAATGAGAGCTGCAGCTATCATCGTATCAACAATAGGTCCGTTGACCGTGATTCCTGATGCTTGTAACCATCCTACATCGTACTGAGCATTATGAAAAATTTTAGTACATGGTAAAGCACATACATCTTTCATATATTTTTTTACTTGTTCAGGTATCATGTTACCTCCACCAAGATGGCCAAAAGGAAAATAACCTTTCCAACCCTCAACAGCCACTGCAAAACCTACAATCTCTCCTTTACCTAAAGCCCAACCAGCTCCAAGTTTTTCGTTAATACCATCGTCTCTTGTTTCTAAGTCTATAGCTATTTCCTTATATTGAGATAAATCTTTATACTCAATCGGTGTATTCCACATAGATTTTTTAAAAGTTAAAGTTAATTGTAATCCATTACTCATTTAGATCCTTGTAACATTATTCTTAATATTGTTGTTGATGGATTTAGATTGTAATCTTTCACACAACTTGACAAACTTATCAACAACACAAAGACCACAATAATAAATTTTAAACATTTATTTTTTTTTATCACTTCACTTTTTTGTCTTTTAAAATTTTATCTTTATATTGTTTTTCATTCACAATACCCATGTTAAAAGCAATTGTTATCCTTTCAACATTACTTTTAAAAGGATAAACCATGTGCAAAAGATCTGCAGGGAACATAAATAATTCACCACCTTCAGGTGTAAAGTCTTGTCTCCAATTTGACATGCCTCCACCAGTTCCAGCCAAAAAACTTATTGCTCCAGGACCTGCACTATTTATTTGATGAGATTGATGTTCTTTATTTTCATCTAATAACTCTTGTGGCATATCTATAAATATAACACTTGAAAAAGACCCAGCATGGGTGTGTGGTGGATTAAAATCACCAGCTCTCATAAAATTTACCCAAGCATTTGTAATGTACATTTCTGGAGGATCTATTTTATAAAAAGCCTTAAAACTTCTTCCAAAATCCTCTATTACTTCTTGCAGTAAAGTTTGTAAATTTATATGATCTATTTTGTATTCGTGTTTTATATGACCTGCTAAATTGTTTCTATAAAATTTATTTTCATCTCTTTTACATAAATCTTTTAATTTTGCTAAGTGATCATCATCTAATTTAACGTGATATAATAATGGACCAAAAAAATGAAATCTTGATAATAAATTACTCATACTTTTTTTTATTTTCTCTCCTCTCTTTTAGATGTTTAATTTCTAAGTCACAATAATGTTTTATTTTTTCTAAATCTTGTAGTGGATTTCCTTTTAATAAATATCTGCATACATATTTTATTATATTTGCTTGTAAGGGATTTAAATTATTTTTTCTTATAAATGTCCATGGTTGAATAACAAATTTTCTGTAGTGAGATCCTCCAACTTGTTTATCATTTGGAAAAGCTTCGTCAAAAATATCTTTATTTGTCATTTTTCTCCTGTATGTAAACTAAATAATCTTGTCCAATAGGATAGTTAAACTTATAGTCAGATCTCAATAAATGTAAAGTTTTTCTTGCTCTAGTAGCACCCGTATACCAAACCTTACGTTCATCACTTTTTTCTTGTTTATTTTTATTTGCATAATCTGATGGATAATTACCTTTACCATATAACACTACATGATTCGCTTCTCCCCCCTTTACTGAGTGTATTGTATCTATAGTAATAAGTGGTTCCTTATCTAACTCTTTTTGACCATATCTTCTAAGTAATCTAATAAAATGTCTTACTTGCCTTGGTTTAAAATTTCTTCGTAATATCCAATACCAAGGTTTATTTTTTTGACTATCCTCTAATGTTAAGCCACACCATTCTTTTAATGCTTGAAAATCATATTCTTTAAAATCAGGTTCTGCCCTCCAAAATTTATCTAATCTGTAAGCTGGGTCTTCAAGTTCTCTAATAAATTTATACATATTTCTTGCAGCTTTTTTATCTATCTTTTTTCCGTTAGAAATAGCAGTCCATGACTTTATTGAGTCCCACTGCTTTTGATCAAAGCATTTGGTGCCTTTGTTATCTTTAAAATATAATCCAGCATCTTTAGCTAACATTCTTAATTGATTTACAGTTTCATTAATTCTTCCTAGTATGTACCAATCCTCATTAAACTTTTCAAAAGGAATTTCTTTAAACGATAGATAAGCTTTAACTAAACCTTTTGTGTCTCCTGGTAAATATTCTTTCTCTTCACTATCACTTATACCTCTTCTAATTATTTGAGAGAATCTATGTATAGCTTCACCAAATCTTCTTGTTCTTCTTAATTTAACTTTTCTTCCTGGAAAAAATTTTGTAAAATATTTTGAATCAGCTCCATTCCATTTATATATTGCCTGATCATCATCACCTGCTAAATAAATTCTTTTTACTTTTGGAGCCATTTTATAAATAACAGACCATTGTAATGGTGTACAATCTTGTGCTTCATCTAATATTAAAACTTTTAGCGATGGAAAGTCTATTTCTTTTATTGCTCTTTCAATCATATCATCAAAATCAATAAATGATCTTTCTCCACCACCAGTCTTATAATGTTCGTATGTGCTTATTTTTCTAAGAAATACAGTCATTGAATCTCTTTTGTAACTTTCTAATTTATAAGCTTCTTCAGGTTTAATTAATAAATTTCTAGCTTTACTGTACACACCAAGAGACCAATCCTTATACATAAAATTATCATCAGCTAATCTCTTATCACTTGTTTTAATTACTTTTGTTTGTAAAGCAAAATCAATAGTGCAATCTTTTGGATCAAATACCTCTTCAGGAAAATATCTTCTACAATAAGTATGTAGAGTTTTAAATCTAGAAAAATCATCTGTATTATATTGTGGAAAAGATTCCATGGCTCTCTTAACTGCAGTATTAACAGCTTTATTTGTAAATGATAGATAAGCTATTTGTTGTGGCTTAATACCTTTTCTTAAATAATTTTTTAAAACTTTTTCAATTAAAGTATATGTTTTACCTGTGCCAGGGGGACCAAATATTTTTATTGTTTTATGATAAAGTTCTTTTAATATTTTAATTTCTTGAGCCTTATCCATTATTAATTACTACTATCATTAATGGTCTTAAATAACCAGTCTTAGGTTCTTTGTTATCCTCACTAAAAAATTTAGTGCCATATAACCCTTTTGTTTTTTCAATGAATCTAATTTCTACATTTTTCTTAGGCTTATGTTTTTTATTATCCCATAGATAGTTGTGAAAATAAACTGAATTAGTAGAGGCTGGTAAAAGGAATACTGAAGTGCACTTAGACTCAGAAGCTTTTTTAATAAATCTTGGTATCTTACCGTCAAACATTGGGTGACAATAAACAATCTCCCCATCCCAGTTTTGAGTACATGCATCAATTTCTTTTGTCCAATATTTTGGAAGTAAATGATTTTTATCAGAGGCACATGCGTCTACAGTAAATTTAAATTCTTTGATAAGTTTAGTCCATATTTCTTTTGGAGTTCTAATCCACTCCATTTTAAGTATGTTTTTATTGTGTAATAAATTAAATTGTTTTTGTTGCACCATTAGTTTTTAAATTTGCCAGTATGAAATTCGTCATCCATCTCCGATACTGCTTTAGTTTGTTTTGGTTTAGTTGCCTTTTTGTAATCTACAAATTTAGGCATCTCTACTGACCATACATTTTTTACTCCCTCATGGTAATCTATTCGATCACAACCCAACAAATGCATTGCTTCTGCTGCACTTTTAAATGTTTTATCATTACCTAAAAATTTTTCAAAAGTAATTTTTTTAAAATAACATACATTTGTTTTAGAATCTAAGACAACATAGTTATCTTGTAACTTATCAAAGTCATCTTCTTCAATATGACTCTCAAAGAATTTTTTAAGAAAGTTATATTTTTCTTCTCCAAGTGTATCTTCAAATTTCATCTTCTCATTCTCAACTGCTTTCTTCACAATAGTTGACATAAGCATTTCAAAAGGAGATGGCCCACTTCTAGGTCTAGGGAGTGTTATCCAATAGATTCCATATCTAAGTAATTTTACTCTAAAAGATTTTTCATCTTTCATATCTTCTGGTCCAATAATAATTTTTTCACCCTGGAACACAAATGAGTATTCAATTGATTTAGTGCTTCTTATAAATTCTATTTCTTCAAAGTCATCTATTAAATCTGGTACTTGAGAGCCTATACCTAACTTCCTAAACTTACATAAATCTTTATTACATATAGGTGTTATTGCACCAAGCTTGGGTGGACATTTATAATTATAATCTTTTTTTATTACGGATTTTGCAACTGAGTTTTCTACTTCTCTTGGGTCCATAGGCGTTACAAAAATTTCTTGATTTCTTTGCAAAAGAATTCTTCTCATTTCTTCTATACTAACTTTACCGTCAGTTTTTTTCATTTCTAAAACACCAACATTGTACAGTAGATCGTTTCTATGATTACCTGACCATTTATCCATAATCATTTTTTGAACACAAGGTGGATAATGTTTCCAATCTTCCTCAGGCTCATATTCTTTGACTTTAATATTTTGTAATTGCTCTAAAGATAAAGTTTTATTTTTAATTATTTCAATAAATTTTCCTATTAAGACTGGTGTGTTATATTCATTGTATGCAAATTCTGTTGTAGCATCCATATTAAAATATGGCATGTTCATACATTTGTTCATTGGAAAAACTTCTAATGCTTGAAAGAAATTTTTATTCCACTCTTGTAATTTTTTTAAGACATCTCTCACTGGATACCAATCGTCTAAAAATAAAAATAAATGTAAGCCTCCTGATTTTGATCTTACTGGTACTAATGGTAATTTGTTATCTTTAACAATATCTATAACTTTTTTTTGTGAATAATCTTTATAACTTTGTGGATCAATGTCTATACAACCCCACTTACATTGATCATCTTTTTCAGGTTTTATACCTATACGTTTCTTTCCTTCTAAATGTTCTTTCCATATCTGTAGTGTAACTGGTTCGTGGACCGTGAGTGTTTGTCCTACTGTCTTCCCCCGTTCATCTACCTCTCCAGTGAGAGAGGTAGTGATGAACAGTTCAGAATTACCCTCGAATATTTTTAAGAGTTGCTCCTCCATAAAAAAATATTAAAAGGGTACACCCTCTTTGCTATTATTTCCAGCAGCTTGATTTTCATCAGCAAAATTAACTTTGCCAAAAATATCACTCTTCATTGCACTTTGATAAAATGCTTGTGTCGTTTCTAAAACTTTTAAATGTTCTTGCGTATTTAAAAATTTATCGAAATCCACAACCCAACCATACCAAGAGTTCTGTGAATTAGATTCTTTGGTAGTGGTTAGTTTATATGCAGTAGACCAAGATGGTGGGTTAAACATTCCATTTTTACCTTGTGTTCTTCTAGACATAATCATGGAATTCCAAGTCTTAGATTTTTTCTTCTGTGTTGATTTCATTGTAATCAAAGCTTGTTCCATTGGATTATAATTTTCATCTAAAATGTAAACAAAATGATTACCAGTATCTTCAACATAGTTTCCATTTTCTAATCGGTCCTTATTATCTGCACCTCTAGTCGTTTGGGACATAATAGCTGGATCAGTGTGTATATTTACTGGTCTGCCTGGACTGTCTCCTTTATCTTTCCATTCATTAAAAGTATTTATGTAAAGACAAGGCACTACTATTACACCTTGTTTACCTTTCCAAACTTTACCAGATGTTTCACTCCATATGTCTCCCTGTTTAGCAGTTTCAACATACTTACCATCAGTTTCATCTAAAACTGGTGAATTAGCATATAGTATTTTTAGGATTGGTAATTTTTGGTCACGAGCTGTAACAAACTCCTGACCTTGACCTGCCATCTGCTCTAAATTTATTTGAGATGGAAGATTATCTTTTTTAGTCGTCATCGCTTTTTCTTTAGTGATCATGATTATTCCTTCGTGGTTATTTTAGTTTTATTTGCTACATAAGTACCAAACAATTCAGCTGGAACATCTTTACCAAGATCTTGAATTTGTTCTCTTACAAATCCTCTTAACGTGCTTGGATGCACAGATGTTTTCTGCTGTACTGCAAGGCCTTTTTGTTTCAGCTCTTCTACAAGTGCTTTTGCTTCATTATCTTGTCTCATACCAAATTCCAAAGAGACTTGGTTTTTAATCATATCTCCATGGCCATTTTCTCGGAGCCAAGAAAAAGCTTCTTCACTTTTAGATGCTGGTATTCTAGCTGAATAGAATGGTTTTACTTCTACAGATGAACCATCTGCTAATTTTAGCAGAGATAAACCAGCTTGTTGCATTAAGTTTGGAATTGTTTGCTCAGAAAGAGTTGTTTCAACTTCTTTTAACTTTTTAAGTTCTTCTTCAGCCGTTGATATTTTTTTCTGAGTCTCCAATAACTTATTGCAAGATTTAGCAATGTCTGTCGACATGCCAGTATCTACCGAAATGATAGATTCTGCTTCTAAGTCCATAAGAACCTCCTTGTGCGGGAATCAATATATTATTAATTTGATTTATGCAAATAAATAATTTAAATAATTCTGCGTGTATAATTATAAAACAAAACCATTTAAACATCAAAGACAATCATTAATAGAAGGGGCTAAGCCATACAACTTTGCTTATTTTATGGAGATGGGAACTGGTAAGACTAAAGTTGCTATTGATAATGCAGCTTACTTATACCAAGAACAAAGAATTGATTTTGCTTTTGTTATAGCACCTAATTCAGTTTATCAAAATTGGAAAAAAGAAATAGACTTTCATTGCCCTGAAGAAACTAATATTTATATTTGGAAAGTTACCAAAGATAAAACATTTAAATTAGACCCAAAAAAATTAACATTTATATTAATGAATGTCGAAGCTTTATCACATGCATCTGGTAAAAAATGGTTAGAATATAAATTACTAAAACATGGTATGAGAAGTATGGTTATATTAGATGAAAGCACATCTATAAAAAATCTTAAAGCTTCAAGAACAAAAGCTATTATTAAACTAGGTCAATTAGCTAGATATAAAAGAATTCTTACTGGTTCCCCAATAACTAAATCCCCACTTGATTTATTTTCTCAATGTGCTTTTTTAGATAAGAAATTATTAGGTTATGAAAATTTTACAGTATTCAAGTCAAAATACGCAGTAATGTATAGTATTGAAAGAGGTGGATATAACATACAAATTCCTAAGTATTATGTAAATCTTGAAGAGTTAGAATACAAATTAAAAGCATTTTCTTTTAGGGTTAGAAAAAAAGATTGCCTTGATTTACCTCCAAAAATGTATGTGCAACGACAAATAGAATTACCAGATGAACAAAGAATTGCTTACGAAAAATTAAAAGCAACTGCTATAATATTACTGCAAAATGATGAAGTATCCTACAATAACAAACTAACAGAATTACTTAAATTACAACAAGTTGCTAATGGTTTTGTTAAAACTAATGATGGAAAAATTGTAGATTTTAAAACAAATGCAAAATTAAAAGAACTTATGAGTATCTTGGAGGAGAGTGAAGACAAGTGTATTATATGGGCTAATTATGTACACAATATAGAGATGATTAAAACTAAATTAGGAGAGACCTATGGAAAAGATTCGGTGGTTTCGATATACGGAAAAGATTCAGTGGATGTTCGTAACAAAGCTGTTGAAAGTTTTCAGTCTGATGACAGATGCCGTTTCCTTGTTGGGAACCCTACTGTTGGTGGTTATGGTCTTACCCTTACTGCTGCTAAGTATGTTATATATTTTAGTAATTCTTACAACTTGGAAGTCCGTCAACAAA